TAACGCTTCCTGATTAAAGCTCATTCTGAGTCCTCCGCTTTGGCAATATCAATTAGCTTGTTAGACAAGCGGTTTACCTTTAACACTATTTCAACATTACAACCTTCCAAACATCCGCCAAGTATGTAGTTAACACCAGCATCGCGCATCGTGCTAACTGGTATTAAATGACCATTGCTCACTTCAATATCAAACTTAAAGTTTGGGTTTCCGTAGTGACTGTTATTGGTGCGCTTAATGTTGCGGACTGTGCCCTTAATTATTTGCGTGTTCATTATGTAACCCTCTATTGTGTTTAGCCACTCAAGTATCCTACAGCGGCCTCTCATGTGTATGGCACCCGTTTCCAAGCGCGAATCATTATCATTTGGAACGGCCAATCTACAGACAACAAAAAGCCCGCACATGGCGGGCTATCGATACTGCGGGACTGTACGCTACAAGGTGGCTAGGGCAGTCTGTACGTCACACTGGTGTGTGGCCATGTAGCGGCGGACACGCTGCGCCTTAGCGTTGGGCAGGTGGCCAGTGGCAGCTTTGAACGCTTGCGCTTTGGCTTTGCTGTGTGCCATCGCTTGACGACTGATAGCTAGTGGCTTACCAACTCGGTTTAAGCAGATGTCGGCGATATCGTGATACTGGCGATCCTTGAGGCGTTTGGCTGCCTGCCTCTGGAATGCCTTGGTTCGCTGCTCGCGGTAGTAAGCCGTTACGTGAGCCGTTAGGTAGCCATCTGTGTATCGACCATCCCGCACGGGTTTGTGTCCAGCTTCGCGACACACGTTGAAGATACTGTAGTCGGCGAATTGACTCATGGTTTGGTCGGCCTCCAGTTGGTACTCGGCGTACACAGCTCCGGCGGCGGCTTCGATGAACTCGAATGACTCTTTGCCTTCGCTTTCGTATCCCGCCAGCTCCGCACGTGTCGCTGCGTCCAGTGTGGCCATGAAGTCAGCGGCGGCGGCATCGGCGGCGGCCTTGATGGTGCGACCGTTAGCGATGGTCTGAGTATTGTAATGCTCGACTGAGTCGGAAGGGTCAAGCAGGGTGACTGGTGTAGTGTGTGTCATGGGTGTAACTCCGTTTGTTGGCCAACCACGGCGGCGGCCATGGCTAGTGTATAGCACGAGGTGTGCCATGTTTATAAACTCTATTGCAATCAGTGGCTTAGCGTGTAGCACGGTAGTGGTCGGTTGTGGTGTGGTGACGCAGAGTGTCACATAGTGACAAGGTGTGTGTCACATAGTGACGTATTGTGTCACGTGTAGCGATAGGCTACAGTGCCTAGGATGTGTCGGTAGTGTCCAGCGGGGCACGGCGGGTGCCACACGTCCCTCGCGTCCCTTCGCATTGAGTGTCAATAGTTTGACGGGGGTGTCAATAGTTTGACGGGGGCGGGGGGGCTGATGTGGGCGGCGAAAACGGGGGGTGGTGCTGCTGTTTGCTAAAGGGTACTTTCGACCCCCTAGTGGGCACTTATCCGCACATACCCGGCTGTAACAACGGCTGTGTAGGTCGCATAACCGCTAGTTATCGGCTGATCTCGACAGATCTCTGTTGTGCCCCACTGTGTGCCCTTACGTATACCGACAATAGTACACAAAAGTACCTCAGAACACTAGACTTCTCCCTAGAAAACTGCTATACTTGTTACTATACTGTTAACATATGACGACATACGCGCTACTGACTACCGAACTAGAGGTCTCTAGGGTTTGTAAGTACTACACTTAGTGCATACCTTCCATCACTAGCGCAACATCACGTCCTACCCCCTAGACCCAATCACCGTCTTATACAAAACCCTCAACATAAGGAGACGATTGTTAGTGTCGAATTCAAAGAAGGGTCTAAAGACCGGCCCTAAGTCTAAGAAAGAGCTAGAGTCTACTAAAACACTGTCTAAAAGAGAGCAGTCTTCTGCACTCCGTGAGTTTCGTGCCAAACTCCTGCTGAACCCTAAGAGTGAGCGGTTGATTGAGAAGCTATTCGACCTCGCTTTTGATGATGAGGCTAAGAATCAGAGTGTTGCCTTGAAAGTATTGTCTGATCGTCTAATGCCAGTGGCAGGATTCACTAGTGATGGTAAGTCGCAAGCTTCTGTGTCTATTAATATTAGCGGCCTTGGTGCCCCAGACCCCGGAGTCACTATCAACGGAAGTTCAGGGGAACTTGAAGAAGACCTCTAGCCGCTATGGTAGCAAACAACACATAGAAAAGCTGGTCGCACTGGCTTTAGATCTAGGGGCTACACCAGAACAAATCAAAAGTGTATGTCGTACCTCCCCACTGTGCGCTACTGCTTTAGCAGAAGAATTAAAGAACAGGAGTGAGCAAAAGTGAGTACAGTAGACATCCAGCTATTCCCTTGGCAACAAGATGTAATAGCCAGTGATGCACGATTCAAGGTGATAGCTGCTGGCCGTCGTTGCGGCAAGACTCACTTCGCTGCCGTCACCCTGATTTTAGCTGCCCTCGATGGTCAGCCGGGTGGTGTGATGTACGTTGGCCCTACACAGGGACTAGCTAGGGACTTGATGTGGGATAAGCTGTTCGAGTTGGCTGCTGACATCATCGAGTCCTCTAACGTAAACAACCTAGAGATTACACTGAGTGGTGGTACGAAGATTGCACTGAAGGGTAGCGACCGTCCCGACACACTCCGTGGTTACAGCTTGAAGCACCTAGTGCTAGATGAGTTTGCCTTCCACAAGCCCGGTGTATTCGACACGATCCTACGTCCTGCCCTAGCGGATAGGAAAGGAACTGCCTTGTTCATCAGCACACCAGAGGGACGCAACAGCTTCTACGATATGTACCTACACGGGATCGAGGGAAAGGAAGGCTGGAAGTCTTGGCACCTGACCTCACACGACAACCCATTGCTAGACCCAGACGAGATAGCCAACGCTAAGGCGACTATGGCACGTTGGCAGTTTAAGCAAGAGTTTGAAGCAGACTTTAACGCAGCAGGCTCGGAGTATTTCCACCCAGACGAGTTTGTGTATTATGATGAGAAGCCAAAAGATAAGCCGGGGGATTACTACATTGCAGTCGATCTGGCGGGCTTTGAAAGCGATCGCGGTAATAAGACTAAGCGCCGTGATAACAGTGCTATTGCTGTTGTGTTTGTTGACGATGGCGGGGTGTGGTGGGTTGAAGACATCCAGTTCGGACGATGGACACTTGATGAGACAGCAGAGCGAATCTTTAAAGCAGTTGAAGAGTATAGGCCGCCAAGTGTCGGCATTGAGAAAGGAATTGCTCAACAGGCAGTCGCGTCACCCCTATCAGATCTCATGCGGAGGACGGCGCGCGTGTTTAGGGTGGAGCTGCTCTCTCATGGAAACCAGAAAAAACAAGATAGAATTCTTTGGTCGTTGCAGGGGCGGTTTGAAAATAAAGCGATACGAATTAAGCATTCCGATTGGAACACAGCATTAGTGGACGAGGCGTCAGCCTTCCCGAGTCAGCTAGTACACGATGACTTACTGGATGCTTTAGCGTACATCGACCAGATGGCTATCGTTCCGTACCACATGGACGTAGACATAGACGACGGATATGAAATGATGGATGCCATAGCAGGCTATTGACTTTATGTCAAGCATTGTGGTATAATAGACTATACAAACATTGGAGTACGGCATGTCAGACATCTTTGGCGAAAACGATGGTCTTGGCCATGAACTCACGTTGCAAGACTGGGTGATCGGTAAGTGTAACGAATGGGGTGAGTATTACGAAGCCAACTACTCAGACCGTCACGACGAGTACATGCGCTTATACCGCAACAAGTGGTCGTCTGGTGACAAGACTCGGGACTCTGAGCGATCTAAGCTGATTGCTCCTGCGCTCGCACAGGCTGTTGAATCTAACGTAGCTGAAGTAGAAGAAGCCACCTTTGGCCGTGGTAAGCTGTTCGGTATCAAAGATGATATGAACGACCAAGAAACGGCTGACATGACCTACCTGTCTAAGAAGCTACACGAAGACTTCGCACTGGCGCGTGTACGTTCCTGTGTAGCCGAAGTACTTGTCAATGCTGCTGTCTATGGCACAGGCGTCGGTGAGATCATCATCGAAGAACACAAGACATACACTCCCGGCAGCCGCCCTCTTATGGAAGGGGATATGCAGGAGATTGGCGTAACAGAGACCTACCGTCCCCTCGTCAAGATCAACCCTATTCAACCTAAGAACTTCCTGATTGACCCGTCTGCCACTGGTATTGATGATGCACTGGGTTGTGCTATTGATGAGTTCGTCAGTGAGCATATCGTACAGGAGCTACAGGAGTCTGGCGTATACAGCGACGAAGAGCATGTCTCTGGTGCTGCCTCCGATGAGTCTATCGAAGCTGACCCTGAAGTATCTAATATCGCACAGGGGCGCGTCCGCCTCACTAAGTACTACGGCAAAGTCCCCCGTGACCTGCTAATTGAATCTGGTGTAGATGAAGAGGACATCCCTAACGCTGGCCACTACGTTGAGGCTATCGTTGTTATTGCTAACGAAGGTGTGCTGCTGAAAGCCATCCCGTCCCCCTACATGTGCCAAGACCGCCCTATCGTGGCGTTCCAGTGGGACATCGTACCGTCTATCTTCTGGGGTCGTGGTGTCTGTGAGAAAGGCTACATGAGCCAGAAGGCGCTCGATGCAGAGCTACGCGCACGTATTGATGCACTGGCCCTAACGACCCACCCAATGCTCGCAGTGGACGCTACACGCATCCCTCGTGGACACAAGCTAGAGGTACGCCCCGGTCGTATGATTATGACTAATGGCTCACCTTCTGACTCAATCATGC